GAATGCAGCGTATTCGATTGATGACATTCTCACGAATGGGACCATGACGGCTGCTGCCGGTTCCGGCATCGGTGGCGTTCACGGGGGGACCAATCCGGGTGGGAAGTATCTGATTGATACGCCTCAGGGTCCGAAAGAGTTCTATGTGAAGCAGTACGGTACCCATCCTTCAATGATGAATGAACCCGGTGCGTTAGACCACGGACAACGCCGCGTCTACGGAGAGGTGCTGGCTAACGCCCTATACCGTGAGGTAGGTGGAGATATCGGCATGGCTCCCATTTCGCGCGCTTCGTACAGCGCGGATACGGACACATGGTGGGCTATATCCGAATGGATTGACAACGTTCTACCGGTTGGGGAGATGTCACGTCCGAACGTCGTGTCACAGGATATGCGCTTGCACATGCAGGGGGGTGGTTTGCCGAAACTGATTACAGCAGATCAGGCAACCGCTCTGGCTGCGGATGCGGTAAACATTCGCCCCATTTACGACATGTTGGGTGACAACCATCTGACGGACGTACTGTTGGCAAACTGGGATGTTGTAGGCGCAAACATTGAAAACATTGGGATAGCCCAGTCGGGTCGTTTGGTTCGTATAGATAATGGTTCGGTGTTCAACTTCCGTGCAACGGGGCCGTTGAAGACCGCTGGTCTGCCTTCTTGGGATTATCGCGTAGTGTCCGAAATGGATTCTCTTCGGGATCTCACTCTTGCTTCTGAGTATGCGCCAATGATCCGAAGGTGGGAGGAAAGTCTTCCTGAGGGGATCACGGGGCAACTCGTGAAACAATGGCAGCAGTTGGATGAGGTTCGCAAGGGCCACATGGGTTGGGAGGGTTTCGTACGCAAGTATTTGCCTGACGCCGAGTATGCCCACACTACAGAGTTTGTTCAGTTTCTGGAGCAGCGGCACAAGTATCTGGCAGACAAGTTGAAGCAGGTCCACAATGAGGGCATGGATCTTATCGCTGAGGCGTTGGCTGCTAGGGGTATTAGTGTGCCGGAGGTTGAGAAGGCTGTCAGGGGTACTTATAGTCCCACGACTCAGATTACGTCCAAGGCAAAGAAGTATGAGCCGTGGCTTTCGCCTGACGGAGAAAGCCAAGCCTTAGATACTTTCACCTTTGACAAGGCAAGAGAACGGATTGGTAATCCGAGGGGCAATAAGGCCAAAAAGCGGGATTTGGAAGTCTTGGATGAGGTCGAAGACTGGCTTAGTGGCAACGTAGGCACGGCGCGGAGGTTCAGAGACACCCAAGAAGACGCGTACATGCAGGTGCAGATGGGGTTGTCGAACGAAGAAGCGTTGGTGGGGGGTATCGAATCGGACGCATTGTTGCGGCAGGCATCGTTCAGCAAAGAGAATCTGTTGGATTCCGTTGACGTTCTGCGCTCAAACTATGACGACGTTATGAAGGGCACGTTGAAGGCTGATGTAGCGACACCTCCGATGTGGGAGACAGGGCCAAACGTTTCTTATGGGATAGTGCTGTTGGATGACAACGGCAAGTTCATTATGCGTATGCCTACGGATGGTCCGAGTGGTAAACCGTTTGGTGGTGTGGAGTGGACGTTCCCGAAGGGTAAGGCAAAGGAACCCATTCTTGACTTCCCGAGGGAAACTCCGGCACAGGCTGCGTTGCGGGAAACCTTTGAAGAAACCGGTTTGGAAGCGCACATATTGGATGTGCTTCCCGAATCGTATGCGGGCACAACGGGGGAAACGTACTATTACATCGGGAAGGTGAAGGGTCAGGCGCATGGCGCGGCTGAAACGGCACCCATTATTTCCACTAAGACTCTTGGTGGTCCTACTCCCGTTACGAGTGATCGTAATACTTGGGCTGGTGTGATGACCCTGTTCCATCACGGGAAAACATCTCAGGTTATTGATCCGTCAGGTGTGAATGTGGGTGGTACGGGTATGGGGTGGCCTGATGCGTGGGGTTTGAATATGAGTCCCGGTGGCGCGAAGAATGCTATGACTACCGGATCGTCACACATCTATGCGCTTGATGTCAATGTTGGTCTTACCGGTGAGCGTGTTCGGACCTATGGATTACCTTCTAATCTGAACGCTGCTGCTGTTGCCAATGCGCGGGCACAAACAATCCATGCGAGTCAGGGCACGTTGGATGATGCGTTGCAACAGTTTACGAGACAAATGGAAGGGATGGTTACAGACGGGGGCAAAACGTCAACGCTGACGAACTCTGACATGTCGCTAGACATGTTTGGGCGCATACAGCGGAGTGACCCGCAGTTGTATGAGGATTTGCGTAAGTACTTCAGAAGATTGAGCAATGTCCCATACGAGGCTGCCCCGATATTGGTCAGCCCGCGCCCGATAGCGGCCCGAGAACTTGTCGATCAGATGAACCTGTTGGACGATCTGACAAAGTTTGGGATTCCCACCTTGGATGCGATGGATTACCAGACGAAGGCGTTGTTTATCGCCCATTTGGAAAGCACGAAAAGGGTGGTTGATGGCAAGTTCGTGGTGGACGATGCCGTTGTTATAGAGAATGTCGTTGTTGATTTCCTTGCACGCATTGACGAGAAACTGAACCCGATTGATGCGTGGTCTTACAAGGTTGAGTTGATGACTACACCGGATTTGATGCCTTATCGACTCAACGAAGGTCGGCAGAACTTGGCCGCATCGGCCACGGGGGAGGCTCCGACCGGTCGGAAGGGAATCTTGTCCGGTATCGGTAGGCAGCCAAGCCTTGCCCGAGGTGAAACCCCTATCGCCCTCAGGGGCCATACTGAGATTGAGCAGGCTTTGGACAGGGGCCTTACTGGCTTTGAGTCTGTGCCCGCAGAGGGTTGGAAGTCCACGGGTGGCGCCATGCGGTATGAGCGGTTTATGGATGTTTACCGGCGGTCCATGATGGCGGACGGGTACACGACGGCAGCGTGGATCAACCCGGAATCGTACACGCTGGGAAAGAGGCAAATAGCAGGATACGGGGGTGAGGCTGGGATGTTCAACGCCATTCTTGTCGATCCTCTGGCTGTAGGCGTCACACCTACGACCATTTCCAATCAGATAGAAGATGTGATTGGTTTGGGAAGGGTTGGTGCGGGCGGTTACGCCAAGCCCGGACTCTTGGACATTGAAGACTTTTTGTTGAACTATGAGCGGTTCGCTGAAGAGCAACTCATCGGGAAGGCGCGTCGTACGTTGGATCCGGGGGATCCGGTGGAAAGTTTGTATCAGACGAAGGTGCGTGCCGCTGAGGATTTGGATGGTCCGGGTGGCGCTAAGGAAGAGTTGAACGCTGCTGTTGCGCGGCTGCATGTTGCCCGCGCTGTAAAGGAAGAGAAGCGTTTGATGCTGGCGGCAGCGAAGAGTGAAACGCGTGCGGCGAAGGCCACGAAGTACAAGAGGGGTGAACCTTCTAAGGCGCAGATAACTAAGCGGGCGCTTCAGATTCTGAACCAAGAGAATCTGGTTCAACCTGCCGCACGACCCGTGGGTCGTCCTGATTTGAAGACTGAGAGTTTGAGAAATGCGTTTGCCGGAACCGATAAGCAGTTGCGTGCGCAGGCGCGAGCCGATTTGTTGCAGAAGCCGAAGGGTGCCGAGTCTGTTAGTAAGATCAATGAACTAAATACTTTGATTTCTCAGGCGGAAAAGCGCAGGGATGCTGCTGATACGGCGAACGCTATTTTGCACAGGTTGGGAACGGTTGACAAGTTTGGTCGGTCTGTTCCGTTGGAGAAACTGTCTAACGAGATGCGTAATCTGAAGATTTCTGTGGGCGCCCTCATGGATGCGGACGCCCAACAGATGGCTCTTGCGTTGAAGGAGATGGAGGCGGGCGGAGAAGCAGCAAAGTGGCTGCGTCAGGTGGGCGAGTATGGGGATGATGAGATTTGGTTCCCGTTGAAGCGAGGCTTCAGGGAAGAAAGACTCTTGGACTTTGCTTTCGACGCTGGTTTCAAGCCGTTTGGTGTCATGTCGCAGGGGCCAGCGGCAATGGTTGAGTCGATGACTGCCGTCACGAGGTTCCGTGGCGGCGGGGGCGCAATGGGCAGGTTCCTACGCCATTACGACAGCGTTCATAATCTGGTGAAGGGCTACATGATTATGAAGCCCGGATTCCACATGCGAAACTATTTTTCTGCCGTGTTTATGAACTATCTGGCTGGTGTGGAAGCAGGTTCATACCGCCAGTTCCAGAACGCGTATTGGAACTATCAGCATGAGCGTGCGTTGGAGTTGGGTCTGACGAATCGTGCTGCAAAAATGGAGAAGGCTCTAAAGTCGCGGTTGATTTTCAGGAAGGCACCAGCGGACGATGTTGCCATTCTCCGGCACATGGATATGGAAGGCATCTTGGGTGGTGCGCAAGGCCAGATCGGTGTGGAGCAGGTGATCGCTGGTGGTCCGAAGGCCAACACAAAGTTGAAGCGTGCGTTGCAGGCAATGAATCCCTTCAGTAGTCGCAACGCTCCGTTGCGCATATCGAAGGAAACGGGTATGGGGGTGGAAACCTTTGTACGCGGCGTCATGGGGTTTGATTCGTTGAAGCGTGGCGCTGGGATTGATGAAGCCTTTGAGCGCATTATGAAGTTCCATTTCGACTATTCGGATCTGTCCGACTTTGAACAGGGTGTCGTCAAACGGTTGGTACCGTTCTATACGTGGACACGTAAGAACCTTCCGTTGATGATTGAACAGATTGGGGCAAACCCGAAGGTCTTCAACAAGTACAACATTATGAAGAAGAACATTGAAGGGGACGAGCCGAGGAATGCACCCGTGCCACCGTGGATGGTCCGTCAGGGGGGCATCCAGTTGCCGTTCAAGTACGAGGGTGAGAACATGTGGATCCTGCCGGACCTGCCGTTCAAGACGCCATTGGAGATGCTTGATCCGATTCTCGCTTTGGATAGTTCCAACCCGATGGACCGAGCGGAGGCTGCGATAAGCACGCTGTTTACCCAGTTGACACCCCTTGTCAAAGGTCCGGTGGAGTGGGCATCTAATCGCAACTATTGGAAGGGTTACGATTTCACAGGCAAATATGTTCAGGTGCCAACCATCTATACGAAGATTCCGTTGTTGATGCCCATGTTGAGTGCAACCGGGAAGAACCCAATCGCGGAGAAGAACAAAAGCGGTATTTGGATGATGAGGGACAAAGACCTGCATGTCATGGCAATGATGTTGCCTGTCTTCTCTGACATGCGTCGGTTGTTCCCAACGGAAGAGCGATACCAGCAGCGCACATTGTCTACGTGGATGTCTTGGTGGGCGGGTATCGGCCTTCGGACCAATACCCGCGATGAGCAAGAACGGACCATACGGGCTGCAATCAATACCGCACGCGAGGAGCAGGCTAAGGAATATAAGCGCAAGGCTGCTGGACTGAACCCGTAGGGACAGAGTATCCTTAGGGTATGAAGTACGTTGCTCGCACCGAATGGGGTGCCATAGACACAGGGAAGCGCCTGAAGGGCTTCTGGCGTCGCGTGCAGGGAATCGTCATCCATCACACCACCGGCCCCTCACACGGGCCGTGGGACCGTGTGAGGGGCCATGACAGGTACCACGTCCACACCAAGGGGTGGGATTCAATCGCGTACAACTGGCTTGTGTCGGGTGAAACGGGCGAAATCTTTGAAGGGCGCGGATGGAAGAGGGGTGCCGCTACTCGCGGTTGGAACTCTAAAACGATTTCCGTTGCATACATCGGAGATTCCGATGATGGGCTAACGGAACGCGGTAAAGATAGTATCTTGACCGCCGTCGGGGCAACGCGAGAGCGTTATGGTGACCACCTATGGGTCAAGTGTCACAAAGACTTTTCGCAAACTACTTGCCCCGGCGAAACTCTAACCGAATGGGTGAACGCTGGCATGGTTGCTGAACAGCCCCATACGAACACGATGGTCGATTGGGCAGCGATCCTTCGATACATTACGGAAACAGGTTTGGCTCACGTAATAGACCACCCAATCAAGCGAGGTTCTACGGGAAAGTGGGTTTCGATTGCGCAACAGAGACTAAATGACCGAATCAACGCAGGCTTGAAGGTTGACGGCATTTACGGTAAGAAATCTAGGGCCGCGTGTAAGCGGTTCCAATCACAGTTCGCTATGAAGGTCAACGGAATCGTTGACGAACACACATGGAAGGTGTTGTGGACAGCATGAATAACATGATTGAACGAGCGGGATGGACTTTCGTACAGGCTTTCTTAGCCGTGTTCGTGATCGGGGATCAGACCACGCTAAGGGTGGCCCTGATCGCTGGTGTCGCTGCCGCCCTGTCGGTGGTAAAGACCTACGCACAGGAGCGCAGGGGCTAATGGGTGAAGCCGGAGAAGCCGAGTTCGACAAGTTCCAAAACGAATACGGTTATCTGGCAACAGAAATCTACGAAGACATGAAACAGACTTCGCACCTATTGGACATAGCGGATCAGACTCACGCCAAGTGGCATGAGGCTGATCTGGGTGTCCTGCTGGTGCTGCCGTACGAACATGTAATGGCATTTGCGCACGAAAATCTTACAAACGATTTCGACAATAGCCCATTACATCAGTACGTATTCGGAACGATTAGCACGTTGATTATGAACTCGTATGAGGCTATGGAAGATGGTCAGGTAGAAAGATAGTCGCGTATTGCGGGATCATTTGCGAGCGCAACTCTTAGTTTAGCCAGTATTTTGTCACGATAACGTGCAACAGTTGTTTTTGGAATCCCAATACGACGTTCGATTTGGCGCAAACTTAGGCGTTCAAACAGGAGCGCATTCAATAGCCACGCTTCTTCAGCGTTGAGAATATCTAGCGCACTCACAACTGTTTCTCGTAGCGCCGTTTGCTCTTCTAGGGACTCGCGTGGTTCCAGCGTTCCCGCTTCTTGCAGGGCAATCAGTTCCGTTTCTGGCGGGTTGGCACGAACGGCCCCGCCTTGAAACGACGCTAGTGGATCAAACGGGAACTCTCTCTTCACCCTCGTCAGTATACACCTCGGCATACACCATCGGAGAGTTCAAATACTCTTCTGAAATGACACGCGTACCTTCGCTGTCATAACCGGAGGGTTCGCCCTTCTCCCACGCTTCGTCGTGGTCGATCCACCCAAGGATCTCTACCGTACGAAACTCTGGCGCAACCGGGCGGACAACGAAGAGAATCAAACCTTGGCCCAGTTGCTTGCGCCGCACCGCAGCGTTGCTACTGGTGCGTACGCGTCTAACTTCAATGTTGTGCCCTACATCCGCCATGCCCTTGAACTCTTCGTGACGATTACCGGGCCACACATGACCACCCCAGTACTGGTTGGTTAGTTTCGCAACGGCCAACTCGCCCGCGCACGCGGCAGCCTGCGCGGTGCGGTCGTCCTCCATGCGTTTCTTGTCATAATGGCGTGCATCAGCCTTGCCCCAGTTCTCAATGAAGCGACGTGCGCCTACATGCAGCACCCATTCGTACTCCCACGGGTACAGTTCAACGAGGATCATTCTTTGCTCGCTTTCAGTTGTACCACAAGCCGGTCGTTCGGGATGATGCCCGCACGCTGGCACCCATCTAGGCATAGTTTGACGTAGTTGTCCAAATCTCCACGTAGTGGTGTCTGCCATTGCGTCAAGGAGCGGACAATGACGTATGTTGCTTCTTCGCAAAATGTCATCTCCACCGAAACCGGTCCCTCAAAGACCGGCGGGTTATCATCAACCGCTTGAGCGTATGTACGCTCCGCTTCAACGGTTTCCTTCGGAGTGTAAACGCGACCTTTCCGCGACATTCGGGGACGACCCTTGGGCTGTGGCCTTCCGGGTACGACGAACGAGAACTCATCGGGAGGCTTTGCGTTCGGCGTCGCTGACGAGTCGGTTGATTTGTCTTTCGCAGTCTTGCCTGCCCGTGAACTTTGGCCCATCGTCGTACCAATCTCCCAGCCGTGAGTCTAGGTCTTTAGTCCATGATAGGACATCGGAACGAGTATAGCCGGTTTCAAACATTGCACGAGCGAATCGGTTCAGGAAGCCGTGCCGTCCCTTGCCAGCACCGTGAGTGCCCTTGTAGTACGGCACGGGACCGTTCTTGAACATCTCCGACGGTAGCCCACGCAGGCGTGTGCCGTCTACGGTCATCAACGGTTCTTTGCTGTAGTCCCGCTTCGGGGGCAGGTCTGGCACCACGGGTATGGGGTCTTTGTACAGCGCAGCAGCGCGTTCCAAGTTTGCTGTAGGCGTTCTGGCTAGTTCCGCGAAATGAAGGAACTCATCCACGGAAGGAATCATTCCGCAAAGATCGACCATTTCCTGCCTGCCCCTAGGGCGTTTCCCACCATACGGCAAGCGCATGTAGTTGCCGGGTGGCCCCTCCAACGAATCCTGTTTCGGATACACGGCGTCATACGAGGCTTCCGCCAGATCCAAAGCAGCGTGCATGGCGCGACGGATTACCGACGCACGCACCCACTCTTCGGTGAAGATCCACAGGTGATAGCCCTTGCTGCGTGACCTCTCAGGCCACGCTTCGATATCCATTGCCTGAAAGATTGTTTGGGTGTTGCGAGCGATAATGAGGGAGTCTTCGCCATCGTCTATGTCTATGGATCCCCACTTGCACATCCACAGGTCAGGATTCATCTCCACATAATAACGGTGATTATCCGGCCCTTCCGTCCACGAATCAGGACCACCTTGAGTGAAGTGTGGGTCATAGACCATCGGGTAAATCCCGATCATCTCTTCGCCAGAAAGGTGCTTCTCCCACATGGAGTCAACGTCTGCCCACCGGCAGCCGCCTTCGTCCGTGCCATAGGCGAGAGGGAACCCTAGGAACAGGTCACGGAATGAGATGATCGTGTTCTCATTCATCGAACTCTTCCAGTCGTATCTGCTCCCACACAATGCCGGGTTCCAGCAAGCGCCCACTCTTGTCAATGGTTAGATGCACTTCTGCTTTCTCTCCGTCACCTGACTTGTTCTTCCACAATCCCGCACTTATTTCGGTTTCATAGTGCTTGCGGTCGTCCTCGTCCAGTTGGGTGTCATCCCACCTGCGCCACGTTTCAATCAGGAAGTGACTTTCGCTAGTGGATGCGTACCGTCCGGCCTCAATCCCACCAGCACGGCCACGGTTCCCTGAACCCCGGCCAGACTGATGCAGGATCACGCCTACAACACGCCAGTCCGACACCAACTGCTTGAACGATTCGATCTTAGCCTGCACGCTGGCTGCATCGCCAGCACCACCGCCCCGGATCAACTCCAAGTAGTCGTACACCAGCACCTCAGGTCGCTGCCCATCCCACAGTTCTACTGATGCGATACGCATAGCCTTGTCGATATCGTCCACGGTCATACCTGTGGACTCAAAGTGTAGATTGGTTTCGTCACGCATTAGTTGTTCGACACGTTCCCACGCTACGGGATCGTCGCGGATGAGTCGCCCCACCCAATCCTTCTGGTCGATCTCCATACGGATGGCTGCGTACCGACCCCAGAACATTGTTTCGGTTTCATCGGGCGAAACCCACAGGGTGCGATGCTGACGGTTGCGAGCCACCATGTTCAGCGCCAGCAGGGTCTTACCCGTATGCGACCTACCAATGATGGTTACGAGTTGTCCGCCACGAGCGCCACCCAAGGTGGCTTCATCGAATACGCGTACACCGAAAGACCACTCACTACCTGACCGCAGGTCGTGGCGCATACGCCGGACCTGTTCCTTCTTCGGGGTGAACAGCCTTTGCAGGTCTGCGGAAGAGATTCCCTCTATTTGTGCTGGAGGCTCCGAGGGGGGAGGGGCCGGAGCGGAAGGTGATCCCGCTCCGGCCACGCGCCTTAGTGCTTCCTCCAGACTGAGTTCCTCAGGCACTTACCTGACTCAGCCAGTTGTGGGGATCAATCGGATCCGGGCGGTCCTTCCACCCGAATCCGTTCTTGAGTTTCACCAGAGCGGCGAAGTACCCGCTCTTGTTGGCGAGGGGATGGTTGCCCTCTCCTGCCCCCAAGTAGGGGATCCCATCGGCGTTTACGCAAGTCGCCTTCTTGATCTTGAAGTCCCCAAGCCCGCACTTGCCGTTCTTGGTGACCGGGATCGGTTCCCCCTGCAAGGCTTCCGCCCAGTAGTTGCCGGGGAAGTTGCGCTGCCCATCAGCGAACAACTTGCGGATGGCCTGATTACACAGGAACATGGACTGCTGGCTGGCGAACTGCACGCCACCCGTCCGTTCAGCGTTCCAGATAGCCAGCACCTGAATGTACTCCTGAT